ATAAAATTTATCACATTCCTGGTAAAAAAATTGGAGTTACACGTAATCTTAATAAGAGAGTTACGGAACAACAAGGTTATGCTCCAGGGGAATACGAAGTTTTATTTACAAGTGATGATATTGATTTTATATCTAACAAGGAAATAGAACTTCAAAAGTCTTATGGCTATAAAAGAGATCGGACACTATATAAAAATTTATTCAAATCAAATATGAAAATAAATCCAACAGAACAAACAAGTACGTTTCCTGTTCCACTAAATAAGCTAAAGGGTAACCTTTCAGATAACTTAGGAATAGAATGGGAAACCCCAGAGTTTAAGTTTAAATTACAAAAAGAACACATACCCTGGATAATGCAGAATGCTAAAACCTCGATGTACAATAACAATCGAAGCTACATATATAACAAGGCTTTCTATGAAGCCTTTTTTAATCCTGTACACGATCCTAACTCAATACCAGATAGGTTTGATCTTATAAGATTTTGGGCTAAAGATAAAGGTATATATGCTAAAGGTAATTCTACCACACAGTATGTAAAACTTATGGAAGAAGCAGGTGAGCTAGCTAAAGCTTTATTAAACAATGACAAAGCAGAGATTGTTGATGCTATTGGGGATATTACTGTAGTCTTAACTAATCTAGCTGAGCTAGAAGGGTTAAAGATAGAAGACTGTATTGACACCGCTTACAACGTAATAGCTAGACGTAAGGGTAAAATGATTAACGGAACATTTGTAAAAGAAACACTATGAGCAAAAAACAAATAGAATTCAGAGACCCAGTTGTAGAACGCGTTGTAGACAAGTTTGTATCAAGATCTGATGTAGGCTTTGAAAAGTATGGCGTAACACTCGAAGATGACAAGTCAAATATATTTGCTTGGGTTAATCATTTACAAGAAGAATTAATGGATGCTGTATTGTATCTTCAAAAGTTAAAAGAATCAACTACTGAGGAACTTCAAGAAGCATTATTAAAAAACTACGAAGTTCATGAAGAGGAGACCTTATAAAAGAAAAAAGAAGCGTGGTCCTGTTGTAAGTAAAAAAGTTACTTATGACGGGATTAACTTCGCTTCGGGTCTTGAGAGGTATATGTATATGGCTCTTAAAAAAGAAAAGATCAAAGCTAAATACGAAGGAGAAACTTTTGTTTTATTAAGTGGCTTTCATTTTGACAATGAAGTTTACGAAAGACAATCTAATGGTAAAGGTGATTATAAGAATAGAGGACAAAAAAGAATCCTACCTATTAAATACACACCCGATTTTATTGGAGAGGATTTTATTATAGAAACAAAAGGTAGAGCTAATGAATCATTTCCTATGCGTTGGAAACTATTTAAACGTTTAGTTATGAATCAATTCCCTTCGATTACATTATATAAACCACAAAATCAAAAGGAATGCGACGAGACAATAAGGTTAATCCTCAACAAGCGAAAAGGATAGCCAAGCAAAAGTACGCTGAACGACAGATTGATAAGTTTGTTAAGTGGAGTTGGGAAGTTCGCGGAAAGATTAAATTTAAAGAATTAAAAGAATTAATGGATAGATACAATATAAAAGTTTATGGAGGAAATTAAAAACGAAAGAGGTTGGTCATTAACCATTGGGTTTTACCCGGGTATATTATTTGGAATAAGAAGTTATCATGAGAAAGATTTTTCAACACACGTGTTGTATTTACCTTTAATTGACTTAGCTTTAGAAATTGATAATTAATGGGACTATTCGATGAGCGCATAGCGTACAAACCATTTGAATACCCTGAGTACTACACGGAAGGTTGGTTAAAACAAGCTCAAGCATTTTGGTTGCACACAGAAATCTCAATGCAAAGCGATATAAAAGACTGGAATGAAAAACTTAACGAAAAAGAAAAGCACCTTGTTGGGAACATACTTCTTGGATTCGCGCAAACCGAATGCGCTGTTTCAGATTACTGGACCCAGAACGTCGTATCGTGGTTTCCTAAACACGAGATACAACAAATGGCAATGATGTTCGGATCACAAGAAACTGTTCATGCAGTTGCTTATAGTTATTTAAACGAAACATTAAAACTAGAGGATTATGAAGCATTTTTACACGAACCTGCAACGAGCGCTAGATTTGATAATCTGGTTGCTTACAGCGGGAACGATAGCATTGGCATTGCGAAAAGCCTGGCAGTATTTTCAGCCTTCGCCGAGGGAGTTAGCTTATATTCTGCTTTTGCTGTGCTTTATAGTTTTCAGCTTAGAAATTTACTTAAGGGTATCGGACAGCAAATGAAGTGGTCAGTAAGAGATGAATCGTTGCATAGTAAAATGGGATGTAAATTGTTCCGCGATATGTGCAGTGAAAACAATCAATTATTGAATTTATGCAGGGAAGATATTATAAAAGCTGCAGAAACAATGGTAACCCTAGAAACTAATTATATTAATAAAATGTTTGAAATGGGTGATATAGAAGGTATATCAGCTAATGATCTAAAGCACTTTATAAAAAAGAGAACAAATGAAAAACTTGTGGAACTCGGCTATGTCGATCTTGGGAACTACTTCGCGTATGACTCGAATGCAGCGGGTAATCTTGATTGGTTTTACCATCTTACCGGGGGCGTTACCCATACTGATTTTTTCGCTATTCGTTCGACAGATTACTCGAAAGCTAACGAGGGCGAAGATTTTGAAGATATTTGGTAATGAACAGAAAAAGAAGATGGAAGTATAGACTTATAAAATTTTTAAGATATACAAATAAATTAACAGCATATCAGAAGGTCGCATCCCGTATAGGTTATATGGGATCCGGTCTTTTAATAGCTGCACAATGGACGATAGATCCGATGCTATACATATTCGGCTTTATATGTGTTGTTGTTCAAACATCATCACGTAAGCAATGGAACTTAGTAGCACTTAATATTAATGGGCTTATAGCCTGGATAACACACTTTATAAAATAATGTGGAATGAAAACTGGAAAAAAGGTGAAGATTACCCTACGTGGGGTAATAACGACGTATACAAGAAGACTATATCCGGGGGATATTTATTCGACGGAGAAACACCTAAAGAAGCATACCAAAGAGTCGCTAAAGCAGTTGCTCGTAGATTATATAAACCAGAGATGGCTGAAACTTTTTTTAATTATATTTGGAATGGTTGGCTGTGTCTTGCTAGTCCTGTACTCTCAAACACTGGGACTGATCGCGGCTTGCCTATTAGTTGCTTTGGTATTGACGTTGCTGATTCGATACAGGATATCGGACAGAAGAACTTAGAAATGATGCTACTCGCTAAGCACGGCGGTGGAGTTGGTATCGGGGTAAATCAAATTAGACCCGCTGGCGCAACAATAACAGGTAATGGAACATCAGACGGAGTTGTACCTTTTTGTAAAATATATGACTCAACAATACTCGCGACTAATCAAGGATCAGTCAGAAGAGGAGCAGCATCGGTTAACATCAATATTGAACACGATGATTTCGAAGAATGGCTTGAAATTAGAGAGCCTAAAGGAGATGTCAACAGACAATCGCTTAACTTACATCAGTGTGCAGTTGTGGGTGATAAGTTTATGCGACGCCTTGAACAAGGAGATGCGAATGCTAGAACTAGATGGAGTAAACTACTTAGAAAGCGAAAAGCAACTGGAGAACCGTATATTATGTTTAAAGGAAATGTTAACAAAGCAAATCCAAAAGCATATAAAGACAACGGACTGAAAGTACATATGACTAATATATGTAGCGAGATAACATTAACAACAGATGAGAATCACAGTTTTGTATGCTGTTTATCATCATTAAATTTAGCAAAATATGAAGAATGGAAAGACACTAACCTTATATACGACGCTATCTGGTTTCTTGATGGCGTTATGGAAGAATTTATTCAAAGAGCAAAAGGACTTAGAGGATTTGAAAATGCAATACGATCAGCTCAAAAAGGAAGGGCCTTGGGCTTGGGGGTCCTCGGATGGCATACGTATCTCCAGGAAAAAGGTATTCCTTTCGAAGGTTTATTATCTCAGTTTGAGACTAGGAAAATTTTTAGCCAAATTAAGATTGAAAGCGAAAGAGCTTCTATGGCACTTGCTGAAACTTATGGTGAACCTTTGTGGTGTGCTGGTAGTGGTATGCGTAATACTCACTTGCGTGCTGTTGCTCCCACTGTTAGTAATTCAAAACTTGGTGGCAATGTCTCGCCAGGAATAGAGCCTTGGGCTGCTAATGTATTTACAGAGCAATCTGCTAAAGGCACGTTTATACGTAAAAACCCTACACTTTTAAAGTTATTAAGAAAACATAAATTAAACACTAATGAAATATGGAATAAGATACTTGCTGACGGAGGCTCGGTTCAGGATATCGATGAGCTTAGTGATATTACTATGGGGCATGATATACCAGCTAAAGAAGTTTTTAAAACTTTTAAAGAAATAAACCAACTAGAACTAGTAAATCAAGCTGGCATACGCCAACAATACATAGATCAGTCGGTTAGTTTGAATCTCGCGTTTCCTAGTGAAGCAACACCTAAGTGGCTTAATAGAGTGCACTTTGATGCTTGGAAAAACGGCGTGAAAACTTTATATTATACTAGAACAGAAAGTGTTCTACGTGGAGATATTGCACAGCAAGCAATGAATGAGGATTGTCTTGCGTGCGATGGTTAGTTTGTTTGTTAAAAAAGGGAGGTGTGGTGCCTCCTTTTTTTTATTTCTTTAACACGGAAAAAAATATATATGTAACAAGACTAAACAGTAAGCCGTTCATAACACGTTGCTCCACTTCTTGATTTTCATTAACAGAAGATGGAGTGTTTTTAGTTGTTCCGCAAGAAGAAAGTATAATGCAAAAAACTATTATTAGCTTTTTCATTCTTTCTCTCTGTAGTTATGAAACATTAGTCTGTACATTAATTTATTCCATAAATTCTGTAATTTGTCAATAAATAATTTTATTTTCTTCATTTTTTTTATTTTTATAAGTTACAATATTCTTCCTCAACATTAAAACAAGGACATGCTTTTGCAGCAAACTCATTATGCCCATGAATAGTAGCCTCGGGGTTTAATCTTTTCAATGTTTTTATTAAGTCTAACAAGCTTTCTTTTTGTTCTAATGTTCTAGTATCTTTTGGATCTAAAAACTCATCTAACCCGCCTATATAACATACGCCTATACTTCCTTTATTGTGGTTTTTTACATGAGCCCCCTGCTTATCTATAGGTCTACCGTACTCAATGTTTCCATTTAAGGACACAATATAATGATAACCAATACCGCTCCATCCCCTATCTCGATGCCACTTATCTATAGTAGCTGCGGATATATCTTCACCTTCTCTTGTAGCAGAACAGTGTATTATTATTTTATTAATCTTCCTCACGTACTTTTGACCATTTAGATATAGTATAACCTATAGTTACTATTAATAGTATTATTTTTAACCAATCCTCTATTTGAGTAAAGGTTGTAACTCCTAGTGTGCTGCCGTTTATAGCGTATAACTTTATTTCTTGTAAGCTCATGTTTTAATATTTGGTAACTCTACCTTTAGTGTTCTTTTCTTTTTGGGCTTTTGCTTTGGATTCGGGAGTAACTTCACTCCAGGTTTTTGGTGTTTTATTAGATACTTTTTTAGTTGGCCTGAATGTGTTTTCCCCTTCTGAGTAATCTTCATTACCCTTTGGGGTTTTCCAGTCTTCTTCAAACCATCTTTTTAAAGCAAGTCCTTCTTTGCTTTTTCTAACTTGTTTGCATGGTGATTTATAGGCCATAGTTATTTAGATTTATTTCCCCAGTTAGCAGCGCCTACTTTTCTACATTTTGCTAAAGCTCCACTTGCATAAGCTGAAGGCCATTTTTTATATCTACTTTTTACTTTACTATAGCAAGCATCTTTTCTTGTTGCAGGAGAAGACTTGGAACAGTTGCAGTTCTTGTCTTTGCACTTATTACAATATGTAGTAGCACCTACTTTGCTTGTTTTTGCTGTAATTGGTTTGCTCATATTATTATCTTTTTTTCCATTTGCTTGTTTTCCCAAACTTATTTGGCGTGTCTTTCTTTTGTACTAATCCTAAATCCCATTGACTATAACCTAATAGTAATGCAACTTTTTGCCAGTACTTTGTATCATCGCTAAAAACAACTCTTAAATTATCTAGCTTTCTAACAACTCTATCTATTGGTATATTAGTGAAGGCAGATATAGATTGACCTACTGCATAGTAAGCAGGGTTGTCTAACCCAAATCCTTTCATTTTTTCTCTAGTAGTTTTATAACTAAAAGCTCTACCTGTACTAAGTACTTTTCTTATTTTAGAATCTACAGGCGGAGATATACTAAGCATCCTTAAACCAGCTTGTGTATAATCAGGTCGATCTTTTTTGGATTGTTTATTTACTTCAAATAATATATTTTTAATTGTTGAAGCTATGGCTCCATATACCCCGGTCCCACGTAACAGGGAATCTAACATGGAATTAGCTGCTCTTAGTTGCTTATCCTCAATCATTTCCTCATCGTCATCCTCAAACAAAGCAGCAAACATAGCTGATTGCAATGAAGAGAATATCATATTTTGTACCGTTGTATAATATATTATTTTTGTTATATTAGTTTTATAGTCACCTCTGCCGTTTTTAAGGTCTAGTACAGCTTTTTTAGTTAGTCTCATGTACTGCATGGGTGTATTAGCGAAGGCTAATATAATACGTCCCAATGGGCTTGCTTGTTGCTGAGATACTCTGTCTGGTCTTGAAGACTGTTGTGTTTCTTCTGCTATTTCTTGGAAGTCTAAAAAAGCTTTTTCTTTAGCAGTAGCCTCTGACATACCGTCTTCTTTGTACTTATTTATTCTATTTCTAATAAACGATGCTCCCCCCATTGCTATAGCGAAACTATCCGCTATTTGAGTAGGCAAGAAACCTGCTTTAAGTATTGCGCTAAGGGCGGCTTTATATTTATTAGTAGCTGTTTCAGCTGCTCTTGCAATGTCATCTGCATTTACGTCATTCTTTAAACCAGACCTTCTCTGCTTTAAGAAATCAGAGTTGAATAGCATACTGAAGTCTTTCCAAAATTGATCTTGATCCGCAAAAGCTTCTGCTGCAGCTATAGGGTTATTATCTCCCCAGTTTACAAAGTTAACAATAGACAATGTTTGTAGTAACGCTGATCTAGTGTTAAAGAACATTATAGTACCAACAGAATCATTTACCCAATTCATGAAGTTGTTAGTAAGCTTGTTTGCTCCTATAGGTCTATTCCGACCTGTCTTCATTCTGTAAAGTATATCCTCAAGAGCTTCAGTGTAGTTTTCACCAAATTGCAATCTCAGTTTATTCATGTTGTCCTTAGAGAATATTGCATCTGCGTTTTGCTGCCAAGCTTCTAAAAACTCAGCCCTCTTAGTTGTGTTTATCATACCTATGGCATCAGTGGTAATAGTACCCGAATACCAATTACTAGATGGCTCAGGATAACCACCTAAGGTAGCTTGTATTTGTTTTGCAAATCTTAGTAGCTCAGGATTACCCTGTACAACTTTTATTAAGTCGCTTCTTTCTTGTTTTGATAAACCAGGTATTGCATGGCCGTTCTTAGCCCACAATATAACTCTTAACGCCATTTCATTGGTAAACCCTGTGGAGTTTGTTTCTTCTAAACCAGAAGGGACGTCTTTAAAACTTTTAATAAGCTCTTTAACTATGCTTGTCGCGTTCTCTTTATATGATTCAAAATCTCTATAGCCTTTAGCATAAGGGTCTAGTAATGCTTTTTTAAACCAAGCAGCGTGAGCATCTCCTTTTCTTCCTTCTCCCATTAATGGATATAATAGTCCAACAAAATCTTCAGCTGAGTAAGGTACAAAAAACTTAAACTTATCTTTTGTTTTACCTATCACTTTACTTGCAGCCTCAAAAACTTTAGTAGTAGCTTTTATTCCAGTAACGTCTTCTATTATTTTATTAAAGTCTTTATTTATATCTTTAGAGAATTGAACCTTTGCTTGGTGTACTTTAGATTTTACATCAGCCTCTTCAAGAACCCCTTGCACTGCTTTAACATTTTTGTAAGCATTTTAAAAACTCGTGTATAGCATATTTTGAATTAGCTGGTCGAGCAGTTAAAATGTACACATTGCTGTTACCGAATTTTTTGTTACGAGCAATTGCTTTATCAAACATAGGGCCTTTAGCTCCCTGCATAACCTTGCTAAATTCACTAAAATCAAAAGTAGCACCTTTAGCTGCTAACTGATCTGCCTGCAAAGCAAACTCAGTGGCGTTTATTTTTCCTTTTGTACCATCTGGCAATGTATATAAAACATTACTTTTAGTTGTAGCTAATGTGTCATCAAAGTCCCAAACACTAATACCTTTTTGAGGAGCGTCAGGTCTATTAACCATAGCTTTAGCTTTGTTAAGAGTTTTGCTAAATTGCAACAACTTATGCTTTTTCATCTCAGCTCTAACCTCTGCCTGTTGTGCCGGTGTTAAATACTTATATGTTCTTTCAAATCCTTGTTTGTTTTTGAACGCCTTAGTTTTACCAAACAAAGACATAGTAACCACGTCAGCCATATCAAATGGATCCCAGTTATATTTTGTTTTAGAAAACTGTATAGTTTTTTTATTTGCTAAAAAATCTATAACACGTTGGTCAGCATATCTTGCTTTACCTCTTTTTCCTGTTTCTTTTTGAACTTTTCTTAAAAGCGCGTCTAATTCCCTAGATACTAAATTTACTTTAGCTCCGTCTAAAAAGTTAGTTAATTGTATGTCATCTAATTTTCCTTCTACAAAATCTTTCCATGCTTGAAATACCTCCACAGCTTCAGTCTCATGTTCAAGTATAGAATCCTTAACTGCTAAACCTTCCATTGCAAATCCCGCAGAGTTCATTTTTCTTATAACACCCCTTTGATCTGCACTTATTAAAGAAAGAAAACCTATAAAAGAATCTCCATTCTTATTGTATATAGCTTTTTGAGCTTCATTAAGTAACCACTCTCTAACCTCTACAGCTTCCTCGTTTATAGTTTTTACATTATTAACGAAATCCGCTTTTATATTGGTTACATCAGTTAAACCTTGTAGCCTTACACCGTCTTTAAGAATATAAGATCTGTTTTTAACTTTATCTACTTCTAAAGAAAACCCATATTTTTTAGGATCACCTAATATAGGTTTTAATATTTGGTCGTATACTTGCGAATTTTTTGTTATGCCATCAAGCTTAAGTGTTCTTATGGACCTACTTATATACCTTAAGAAAAGTTCTGCAACATCCGCTTTTGCTTCTATTCCATTTACATCATTAAGAGATGATTTAAAGTTTGCCAAAGAATAATCAAATCCAATAACCTTTTGTTGATACTTATATACTTTTTGGTGTTGGTTTATAGCACTTATTAAGAATTTAACAGTATCTGTGTAATTCAGCTTGTTTGCTAATAGCTTTAATAATTCTGCTCTATATGTTCTAATACTGTTTTTATTTAAAGTATCATTACCAGCATTCCATACAAGCTCCGCTAGACCTTTGAAATCTTTTACCTTCTTAACCCCCTCTAGGATATCTTGAACTACGTAATACTTAAAATCATTGGTAGATAATTTTTCAAGTAAAGGAGTTAAAGCGTTAGATATGTTTTGCTTTTGTTCAGTAGTAACAGTTTTGGAAAATTGTATAATATCAAAACCTGTTTTCTCGCCTTTATATCTATCAAGTTGACTTTGAAGATCATTTAATTGAGCTTCTATTATAATACTTGCCTGAACATCTAGAGAAGTATCAGGAGCAAGCTCTTGAATAGATTTTAATTGATCTAGGTTTTCAGGGGTTGCATAGTCAGCAACAATTTGCTTAGCTAATGGCTCAAGTATTTCTCTAAATAATTGCTTTTGTCTTTCTAGTACAGTAGACTTTTTACCCTTTACAAAATAAGTTAAAAAAGTTCTCGGTTCTATTGGTTTAATTCTAAAAACAGGATTACCTTCTGCTGTTAATTCTCTGCCGACTTTTTCTGTAGGAAACAACTTACCATAGCTCTTTTTAATGCTTTTAATTGGTAAAGCTTTAGTTACTATGTCAAAAGTATTTGGATCGTTTAGAAAGTCTATATAAGCTCCAGGAATCACAGCATTAGGGTATACTCCTGTGATAGCGCCTGTTTTCTTCATCAATTTTTTAAACAACTTTTTGTTGACATAGTTTTCAAGCCAAGAAACAATATATGTATCTCTTCCTTTTTTAACCGACACAGTTTCAGATAGAGTGCCTTTTTGTACCCTTACTCTTATTTCTTTTTCTAAATCAGCTTTAATATCATCTATTAAATCTTGATCTACTATATCTAGCTCATCAAAAGTACGTTGACCTCTTTCTACATTACCGCTTCTATCTATTGATTGAGTATCTTTAGTAGCGATAACACCTTTAGCATCTGATATATCACTAGTAAATTCCTTGTTAGCTTCTTTAAACATTAAGGACTGTCTAGTCTGCACTATCTTTTTTACATACCCAGCTAAATCTTTGTTCTTGGCAGGGTTGTATGTACGGATAGCAGCAATCACTTCTGCTCTTAGTATAGCCAAAGCATCTTGAAACTCTAAAGCTTCAGGCGCAAATTGTTTAAACTTTTGTTGAACAATAGTATTGATATAGCCCTCAAACATTGGTACCAACTTACGTTCTACTGGAGCAGGTAAAGGTTTACTAGCGGTGTATTCTTTTCTTTCAATACCATACATGCCTACATTATACTGGTCCATTATTTTTTGTGATAACGGATCTCTAGGCCCTAAGTCCGTTGTTCTTGTCGGCTTAACAGGTCTTTCTTTTTTAACTTTTGGCTTTGCTTTAGGTTTTGGAGTAGTTTCAACAACAGCTTGTGGATTTGCCGCGGCTTCCTCTGCAGCATCTAGCGCCGCTTCAGCAGCATCTAAGTTATCAAAATACCTAGGATCATTTGGATCTGCATTTTGAGCGTCTTCTAAATTAGCCTGGGCTTCCTCTACGGTTTTAGAAAACTTAATTCCGTCTTGTAACCCAGCATCGCTTAAATCAACATCTTTAAGAGCGGCAGCTGCTTTTGACGTTAGTTTACCTTGTTCGGCACTTTGGTCAAACTCTTTAATGAAGTTGTATACATCTTTACCGGATTCAAAACCTATGTTGGTATAACCTACAGGTTTAAAAAGGCCCACTATGGCGTCACCTATTTTTTCAAATGTTGTCTTATCGTAGTTAATTTGTTTTTTACGAAGCGCATCAGAAAATACATTAACATATTCCGTATTATATGCTTTCCCTGTATATCCTCTCTCTTTCATTTTAGCGTCAACAAAATTTCTTTGAGAAGAGGTCATCGATTTTCTAAATTGACGAACCATTTTACCTTGTTCTTTAACGCCTCCAATAAGCTTATTAAGCACTGGATGTAGTACTTCGTGCATTCCCGCGTTAATTGAACCTGTTTTTCTAGCTATATCTTTATCTATAACTATCTTGTTGCCAATAGCAAAAGCAGATATATCAAATCCGTTGTCTTTGTTATCAAAGTAAGTTTTTCTAGTTTCTTCACTTACTTTATCGCTATTCATTAAAGACTCAACCTCGGCTGTTGTAAAAACATCCATTTCCAAGCCTTTTTCTTTAGCTATAGTCTTTGCAGATTCTATATTTTGCTCAAGGTTCATGTCAATAAGTTGCTGACGTGCTCCATCATACTCAGATTTAAAACCTTCCATAGCTGAAGCATATTGGCTTTCGCTAATTTCGTTTTTTCTAAATTGCTTATTAAGTTCCGTTGTTTTAAACGCAGCGGCGTCTGCTAAGTCAGTTAAGCTTTCAATTTTGCTAATTTGTTTATCGTCTAAGCTATTGTATATATCGTTGCCTTTTCTAACTGAGTCTGCAATTTCAGATTCTTTTTCATTAATCTGCGATTGGATGCCTTCTTTAACTAATTTATTATCGGTAGCATTGAATTTTTTTCTAAGTACAGATAATTCATTTATATTTTTATCTATTTTATCACCGTCAACTACTGTTCTTATAGTGTTCATAGATTTTGCAGAATAACTACCTGCAACCATTCCTCCACCACCAATAAATCCTTGAAGCCCCGCTTCTAAACCTTCTTGACTAGTAACAGCATCTATAACTGTTTTAAATACTTCCGCTTCGTTATCTGTGCCAGCAACCCTACCGTATTCTATGTTAACCTTATCAGCGGCATGCTGTAGTATTTCTGTAGTAAACTCAGTAGCACCTGTTGAAAACATCCTCATGGTACTTCTAGCCCCTTTATTATATATTAGTTTTTGGGCAAGGTACTTACTGCCCATGCCAACTAATCCTGTAGGCCCTGTTCCTTTCACAGCTCCTTTAACACCTTTAGCAACCGTCCCTAATCCAATAAACTCTAATCCGGTAGAAATAACTCCCATACCCACGGGTATTGCGTTGTCTGCTTCTCCTGATTGTACGAGTTCATCAAAGCTAACGCCTAGATTTTCAGCTTTTAACTTATTGTACTCTACGAAGTTTTCAGCTGTATAATCCATAAAAAACCCAGTACCTAGTGTACCTGCTCCGTAAATAACACTACCTATCATAGAAGTTAAAGCATTTACCCCTCCTGCAAGAGCTCCGCTTACATCTCCTTTTTTTACGCTTTCAATTATGCCAAGGGTGTCTTTGCTTTCAAGTTGTTCTTTCTTATATTTCTCAATAGATTCTAAAGTGCTTTTAGTTCCAAGGCCTTGAGCCACCCAAGAATCTTCGCCATGCTTTTTAACATATTCATCTACTTTGTCTTGTCCGAATATTCCAGCATATACAGTATTAGTAGCTATGTCTAAAGATGCTCTTGCGCCCCCGCCTTCTTCTTCGTTTGTATCAAACCAAAATTCAAAAACATCCCCAACCTGTTCTCCTACGTTGGAGAAAGAATTTTTAATTGATTGCCAAGCCGATAAAGGTTTTTCCGATTGTGATCCCGTAGCGTTTTGATTTGACTCCACAGCTGGATCCGCACTTGCAGAGTCGTTTGTCTTTACTGGTTCTGCTGTATTAAAAAACTGAGAAGTAAAATCATTCATAGATTTAGTATAACTCCCTGATTCTTTTAAAGCACCGTATAGTTTTTCTTGGCCTTCTAAACTTCCAAATTGTGATTGAAAGTCTGAAAAAGATTTAGTGTATTGTCCGCTAGCTTGTAGCGCTTCGAATAATTTTTCCATTTAATTAAAGATTATCTAATGATCCTGAATTTGTATTGCTTCCGGAAGGTTTATTATTATTAGATGGGTAGTTATTTATAAAGTGATCTTGTGCCTTACCACTAAAGTCTGAGTTCTGTATATAAAACCTATAAATAGACTGAGGGTCATTTACATCTACATTTATTCCTCTTGAGTAAGAAGGATTGCTGTAATTATATCTAAATAATTCAGAGTTACCATACATGTCAGAAAATGCCTTTTGTGTTTCAGCGTTGTCTTTAACGTCTTGTCCTTGTAGGTATTGTTGATAAAATTCCGCTCTACTTATGTATTTTATATTCTTCTCAGTGGGATCAAATGCATTAGCTGTCCTAGCTATAGAGGTAGGGTCTCCAATTGTTGTTTGAGATAGCTGAAGTGCTTCCTGTGCTCTTGCGCCACCTAAATTAATTTCATCACGGACTGCTCCGCTGTACCCACCAGTGCCTCTTCTGCTAGAAGGCCTTTTATCGTTAGCTCCCTGTATAGAAGAATCCGTAAAAGCATTCATATAGCTATTAAGAACCGCATCTTTTAACAATGCTTCATTCTCTGGCTCAAATAAAGAGGGATCTTCTAAATTCAATCCACCCTGCACTACAAAGTCGTCAGAGGCTAATGATAACAAACTATTTCTACCTCCTTTATCTATAAGCTGACTAACTTGCTGGCGTACCATATTTTTTCTAGCGCCCTGCAATACCTTACCTGAATTATAAACATTTTCATTTATTTTCATTATGCTATCAGCAGCTTCGAAGTCTTTTAGAAAAGGCTTCTTTGTTTGTCTGTATGATTTAAACTCACCACTATCTTCATTCCAAAAGTTTATACCTCCTCCTTGACCAATACTCATAGTGCTTTCTCCTGTATATATTCCAGAAGCATTACTTAATGTGCCTATTTTATTTCCATCGGATAACATGCCGTTGTCAAAATCTTTGACATAATTCACTTTGTCTTCTTTAAAAGCATTTAATTCCGCTGCAAGATTTGTAAAGTTAGACTTTATGCGATTCAACTGGCTAACGCCTTCCATATACATCGGGTTATCCGCGTCTAACTTTGCTACTCTCATAGCTGTATCTGCATATACCCTTTTTTGTTCTACTAAATAATTTTGAACAGAACCTTGTTGTTCAGGTGTTAACTGAGTAACATCAAATTCTGAATTTAAAGTGTCTATGTAGTTCGCAACCTTACTGTTTATTTGAGCTTTTTTTGCTTGCTGCACGGCTCTGCTTTGTGCAACCGCCGCTAAACTATTGCCTAGCCCTTCTTGAAAGGCTCTTCCCCAGGTGGATTGTTTACTTGCTCCAACTAGAGCAGCTCCGTCAATTAATGATTTATTCGCCATAATCTATATTTTATTAGGAATTCAGGATGTCCCCCATTGGAGTACCTTGCATACTAGGCAGTCCTCCAATTATACCGGCAGCTCCACCAACAACTCCACCAATTCCACCAACTATTGCATTCGTTGCGTCCTGTCTAGCTTTGTTTGCTGCACCTAGTCTTTGTTGAGACATGCCTAATAGTGTAGATTGCTTTTCGTTTTCCGCATCCCTTGATATTAATTCCCCTTTCTTTTCATATAATTGTAAGTTAGCAGCCTGTTGTCTTTCAGCCATTTGGTTAGACTGTTCTTGTCTACCTATGTCAATAGATGCTTGTCTCACTTGTTGCTGTTGTTGACCAGCCAGTGACTGAGCTAAAGCCGCAATACCAGAACCTCCAGCTGCTCCTTGAAGATTACCCATTATGTTAACCAGGCCTTGATTAGCTTGCTCTGCTTGAAATTGCGCCTGTTCTTGATTCACGGTTAGATCCTCCATTGTGTTTTGCATATTTGTATATACATTTGAAGTGTCTTGCATTTCAAATTTAGCTTTGTTTCTATTAAACTCAGCTTGGGCTTCCCTTTGTTCTTTTTTTCTTTTTTTAGAACCTATGATACCACTGGCTATACCAGTTAATCCTCCTATTATTTGTCCTACCATTATATTAAGTTTTTATAGTTTTATTATTACGTATTATTTGCTACTTTCAAATACCTCGCTGGCAACAGCAAACAACTCAGCGTATTCTGTGGATTTGTTTATAAATTGCGTTTCCGCAAAATATCCCTTTAAAGAGCTAACCTCCACTATAGGATTTTTTACATAGAATATAAAATCACCAGAAGATGGCGGAGCCACACCTGGAGGAGCTGTAACTAAAACGTAAGTTAAATTATCTGTTGGATCTGTAGTTATTGATACTATAGGTCCAACTTGTATTTCCGAACCAGTATTACCGTCTACGTACCATATTATGTCCTGTACTTGCATTCCATTAGGTACAGCGCTTGTGCTGAATGTAATATTTATATCAATCATATTTAAGGGGTTGAGTTAGGATCAAAACATTGGTTACACACAGACCACGGTCCGCTTTGTATATCAACATATAAAGTAGGTTCCTGATCTATATTTATGTCAGTTATTTCTGCACAAAGTCTAGGTCCAGAAGCAGTAGCTGTTACCCAAACAACTTGACCTATAGAGTAAGTATTAGAATTTATTACTTGGTTGCTTCCAAAAAAAGCATCTGTTCTCGAAACATAATACGTTCCGGTGTTGCTGCACGTTTTCACCTCGTATGAAGTAAATGTTGGGGGAGTTATACCGCATTGAGGGCAGGCTGTTTCAACACCTAGTCCACTAGATGTTTGTTCTCTAAATGTGTTATTTAATGACATTTTATTAAGGTATTGGTTGATTAAAACAAGTATTGTCGCTATAGAATCCGTTTGGCGCAGGGATAGTTAAAGAAGAATCTTGATACAACCCTGAATTGTTAGCAAAAGTTTCTCCTTGAGCAACCCATACTTGAACTGTAGAAGCGTTATTACAACAAACATCGTAAGCTGATTTAGCTGCATAACACAAAAATAAAGATTGTGAACAGCCTGGGCAATTAATAGCGGGGGTAAGGAATAAACCTGTTTGTCCGTCGTAATTTCTGTAAATGCTCCCATCAGAATATGTTCCGCTAAGTGTTGCTGGTGGATTACCTGGTACATTCAAATACATCTCTGTTGCCGTAGATAAAGAGGCGGTGTTTAAATAAACGATAGTTGTGGTTTGACCACAGCACGCTCCCGTTACACTAAATTTAGAATTGTAATTTAAAACAAATGGGCCAAACAATGCAGGTGTCACTGTAACTATATCATCTAAGTCAAAGGTGAACGTAGCGTCAGCATCACCAGATCTGTTTAATATAAAGTTATAATGTAAAGAAATGCTAGTAGGGCTGATTTGTTGCATTGTTATTGCAGTGGGTCCGTTGCTTACATTACCGTTTGTTCTAAAAAAAGAAACACCACCCCCAACAGCTGTAGTAGTAAGCGGGGGTGTTATACCTACACTTAAATTAGGAAGGCTACCATTTATTGATGTTACAGTATAAACAAAAGGAGCCTCGTTATTATTGTTATTTAGTGGGTCGTAAGTAGAAAAATTAAATTTATCCCCAACCTGAAGGCTACCATAATTTTCTTCTAATAAAGTAAAGTTTAAAACAGAAGCGTTTGTAACAGGTCCATCAAATCCACCGTTAACAGCTATTTCTTCTCTAAATTTACCCAATGCAAAAGGAGTGATCGATATGTTTTCTGAAGCAGCGATGTCAATAGTAGCTTCTATGTCTGTAACAAACACAGGGGGATTAGTGATTTGAAATGCTGGCACAGAGAATACTTGCGATGAGTTATAAGATATATTTGGATTTGTGGATGCTCCGGTAACCGTTAACTCTACATCCGCATATTGCCTTACAGTAATTGGCAAAGGCTGTGAAAATGGGTTTGCTAAATCTCCTGTTAATGAAATTTGCCATTCTGTATACCCGCTTCCCGACCAAACTGGAAATTCTATAATATACGTTCTTTGACCGCTAACACCCATGGTATCGTTTTGTGCAATGTTTATAGTGTCTATGCCGTTGGTCATCGATATGCTATACACGGCTCCGTCTTGCCCAAAAACAGTAAAAGGTTTATTTTCACCGGTTGCTTCCACGAAACTAGGTAATTCAGAATAACTTGATATTACTATAGGTTGTACAGTTGGTAGCAACTTTGATCTTAAAGTGAAGTCTATAACATCACCAGAAATAGTTGAAGTCCCAAACAAATATTTAACCACATAGGTAATACTAGTCATTAAACCTTGAGAGTTAAACTGGGCGTTCTCTTCGAAAGAATAATTAGCAGCGTTGCCTTGCGTTAAAGCAACATCCGCTCCTATTATATAAAAGTTTGAGTTAGCTGTGAATGTTTTAGAAAACAGAGTAACTAAGTTGCCAGCGTCTCCAGAGGCATTATAAGGTACGTTAGATTCACTAGAAGGTGTTATTTGAGTATCTACATCTGTGTTGTATATACCTCCAATTCCCGATTCACTTAAACAGGCTCTTCCACTAATACATATACCCAAATATAAATTGCCCTCAGGCATAGTAGCGGAAGGAACTAAATTAATAATAACTAATACGTTGTCGCCCGCTTGGCTAAAAACAACACTAGTAACATAGGTTGCATTAGGTGGTGTAGCTAAGCTAAAATTAGCCGCTTCTACTGTATATCCTGTATCTGGCACAATTATTAGCTCCATATAGGTCTGCCCTATTTCCTCTGTAATAACGGAGTTTTCTGGTATTATGTACTCTACCGATGTTATTGTATAATTATTGTTAGGTGTTAGCATGTTGGATCTTGTATAGTGTTTACTTGTGTCATTGTTGTGATAGTGCCGTTTGAGTCTGTTACGATAAAATACCATTCATCTCCGAACAGAGATAGATCTTCCCACAGATCTTGACTATAAGGCACTCCAACCCCACCTGTATTAAGCCTATACAAGGCGGTTGTGTTACTATAAGGGGAATACTGTTGAGAACCGTTACTGTAAAAGTATATAGTGACACCTATCTGTAAATCTACAGACTGAGAACTATACCAATAAACTTCTTTAGAGAAGTACCCTTTGTTTTTACAATTAGGGGGCGACGGATTTCCAGGCCCGCAGACAAGCAAAGGTGAAGTTGTCCAAGCTGTTATAGACTCTTTCATCCCGCATATTGCAGATGTAACACCTCCAGATGTACTGTAGCTTTGAACATTATTGTAATACCCTTTAGCTAGTTTTAAAGGCCCCATATCAGGCGTGGATGCACAAGGCGGTAATGTATTGTATTGATCTACGGATTGAATAATCCCATCTGGCGTAACTATAACAATTATATAAGCATCAGGAACTGTTGCCGGGTTATTAGGGTCTAAGGCTGGAGAATCCGGGGCTGGCCCAGCGGTGTTGCTTACAAACAAATAAGTACCTGGTTCATCTATAGGCTCTAAAGTGTCTTTGTCATATAACTGAGTTCCAACGACTAAACCGTCTTCAAACACGTACTTGAATTGATCGTAGTTTATTGAACTTATTATAGAGTAATTTCCAGTTAAATATAAGTGAAAATCTTCTATAATACATTTAGCGTTAGAAGCTTGCGATTCATTCAATATTGAACTAGAAAGCCCCTTGGTATTCCACTGCCACCATCCCTCTACTAAAGTATCTGGCACTGGGTCTTGTTCGCAACTATCGCCGATACCTTCGCAGCTTAATCCAGACGTGAGTATGTAGTCTTGCTCTACGGGATCAATAGTTCCAGGGCCTATACCTTTACCTTTTTTGCATACCTCTAGCGCTTTTATGTGGTTGAAGTACTTGCCTTCTTTGTTCTCAAATTCTTTTATTTCACCTGATTCTAAATTTGTTCTTATAAAATTAGTATACCAACCTTCTTTTTTTACTTGAACAAATTCAGGAACAAAAGAACCCGCGTTAACCTCAGCTATTGAATACCATTTGTTATTATATTCGTACTCTAGCTCTCTAGATGCGGTACCTGAATAGTTTAAAGCGGTATAGCCTTTAACCGCTTGGGGAGATTCATTGATTACTAAGTTTACTGTGCTAAAATATTGGTTTTCATAAAAATTATTATAGGTATTATTTAATCCATGCTCCCAAATTAAGCCTTCTTTAAAAGTATAATAAGTATTATTTAGCGAAATTCCACCTTCCGGTATAAAGCTTTTTCTACTAGTCCATCCTTTGACCTGCTCGTCAAAAGAAACCGTAGTCTCTAATACCAAGTTTTCTTCTGCAGGAGAATCAGTTGTAGGGCATTCTGCGGTTAAATTGTAATCTTTATCTATGCTGAGATGCTTTCTCCAATAAGGAGTTAGCGAATTAAGAGTTACATTATATAAGCCTTTATCCTCATCATAAGATCCTATTATTTTTGTAGATGATGATAAGTTGTCAGAAAAGAAGTCATTCATTCCTTGTTCCGATATAACGGTTATGCCATCTCTAGACAATCTTATTATTGCTCCTCTATTTTTATCAGCAAAATAACTTCTAAAAGCGTAAGAAGCAAAAGATTCAGGATTTTTGGATATACCGTATTCCCCAGCATAAGGAATTGTTTGCCCTAATACAGCGTTGTTTCCTGTTAACTGAGTATTGCCATCAGCATTGTATAATGCGTCTTTGTTAGCAAGCACTCTGAAGCATTTGTCCTCACAAAGTGTTATTAAATCGGTATCTCTAGCATGCAACTTTTGAATTGTTCCGTATGTAGGGTTTAAATCTTTAGTTATCTTTTCTGCTTGTATAAATTGATTCAATCTATTAACACCAGATGTTGAGTTATATAATTGAGAGTATATAAAACCAGCACCTCTGTGCTCCAAAGCATAAGGTTCATCAAGTACCGTTGAAACCTTTACTCCTTTATTTATGGTTTTAGCATTAAAATCATCTCTAATCCTGTTTGATTCCGCTCCGTTCCCAAAAGAATATACGTTATACCAATCTATAACATCGTAATTAAGTCCATGCTGAGATATATCAAATGATTTACTAGCTTCATAATACAAGTCAAGGTCTGCGGTTTCTTTTGGTTCTGTTTCAAAAACGGCTGGATTAGTAGATGTAAGTATCTTATTGTCACCGTCATAAACATCGGTTACTATCTGCATAGAAATATCGGAAGATGTCAATTTACTTACATCCCCATTTGATGATGGGAACCAATTTTCTTTTATTGTTTCATTCAACTTAGCTACAAAAGCTACTCGCTGGTCTTGAGCCCCGGTATCTAAACTACCACAACCAACCCAGCCACAAGCCACTCTACCCCCAAGTCTTCCTTGCTGGTAAGCTTCTTGTATTTGATAAATTTTACTGTATTCACCAGTTGAATTATTAACAAACCTTATATAAGATCCAGCATCAAAATAAGCGCCTCCCATTTGGTTAAATCCATCTTGCACTGTGCCGCTAAAGTCGTCTATATATCCGCTTCTTTGTCCTACAAAAGAATAACCGAACCAATCATTGTATTGCATGGGCGGTTTGTAATTATCTCTTATTATAGTGTTTAAGCTAGTTCCAACTCCACCCCAAGCGCCTGGCCCTTGAGATTGATATCGACTCCAGTCAGAGCTACAACTATTTGGCGGGCAACTGTTAGTGTGTCTATTCCCTGTATCTAGCCAAAAATACTTATGATTATTAGCGTTAGTTTCCCCTGTAGCTGTTCTTATAAACGGCTTTATTTCATCTAAAACAACATATCTTTTTTGTAAGGCAGAAAAAGTTTTAATTATGTTTTCGTCAAATGCAAAATCTCTGTTTATTTTAGCAAAAAACCTACCTTCAAATTCAGGAAGACTTTTTGATTCTTCTACAAATAAAGTTATATCCATAGTGTCACCACTATTTAGGTTTTCCATCCAAGCTGCATCACCAGCCAATGGGTCTTTTAATTTTATAGAATAAACAACAGGACTCGAACCTCCCGCGGAGTTATAAGCACTTCCTGCTTTTTCTATTCCGTAAGCATTGGTTTCAAACCCTCCTTTTTCAAATATAACTTGATTGGAAGAACTTAGATTGTTTCCAAAATTTGGATTTGACTGAAGACTTGGTCCCTCTACTCTTACGGTAAGAAAACCAGGGCCTGCTTCAGAAAGCAATTCAACCGTACCTGAAAATAAAGTCTTTTTAAAATTAGAAACAAACTCAGGTGCCTCATTCTCTATAGCTAAAACCTTATATCTATTAAGATCTTCTACCGGTTCCGAATTATCGTGTTGTTTTTTTAGTATTAAATAAGTTTCTTCGTCTAATTTATTTCTTTCGGAAGACGGAAATGATAACCATATATTACCATCTTCTGCAGGATAGAATCTATCTAAAGCTAGATTATAATAAGGAGTTGAAGTTTCTTTTACAAAATACTTATAATGAGTAGCAAACGCGGGTGGACTTGTAAATATCTTAGCTGTTAGCTGAGTAACATTACAAGATTTTGATATATCTATATAAGTTGACGAGTTTTGACTAGAAAAAACCGGAGTTTCTCTTCCAAATTCATCTTTATAAACAACACCAACCTGGTAAGTTCTTATGGATTTTAGTGATGGTTCCGCGTCTCCTGTAAACTGATTATTCGTGTATTGATTTTCTGTACCTGGTATTAGGTATTCAGGCGTTCTTGATGGATGAGGACTTTCTAACACCTGAGTATCTAGCCTGACTGTTCCAACAGTATAATTTTGCAGATAGTTTCCATAAACTATTCTATTACCTATAATTTCTTGAGCTTTTGCCTTTAAGGGGACATTGTCCCAAGGCCTTAATAATTGGTTAGACTCAACAATTGACCCTATTAGCTCATTTTTAATTTCAAAATAATCAACTAAGTCGCCGGATGGTAAAGTGGAATCATTTCTTTTTATAGTGTCCACCACATAGACAGCGTTGCTATCATCTGCTTTATATAATACATCTAACTCAACAACCTCTTCGCTGCCCCAAGAAAAATTAGATACAATAAGCTTTCTTATATTATTGGTCATACCAATATTATAGCCATCTGAGGAAATATATTCGAACTTGTTAGGTATAAACGCTACCTCCGAAAAAGGCGAAAAACAAGAATACTCGTTGTCAATGTATTTCCACCTATAAGCAAACCTAGGAAAAGAGTACTCAAATAATGGGGCTTTCTCCTCTAACACAATCTCCCATGTAATAAGCAAATCGTCGCCATCATCGTTAAAAAATCTATTGACGTCGCTTGATATAGACTGTATTCTGACTGTTATAGAATCTCCATTCACGCCATTTGTGGCTATTACAAATCGGGCTTGGTATTCATATTGGTTATTAAAATCGTCTATATAAGAAGCTCTAAGTGAAAGGACATCCCCGTCTTGCCAAACAGCCTGCCCATTTACTATTCCATAACTAGGAGGAGCTAAGATATCAAAAGTTATTTCTCCGTTCCAGTTACCGCCTAAGGAGCTATTATTATAATAGTTTGGGTCCTCCCCTATGTTCGCGAGGTATTGTCCGTAAGTATCTATCGGTACTGGTTGCGTAGGAGGATCTTGTGTAGTGTCAGCTCTATACGTAAAGTTTTGCTGCTCGTTAACATCGTACTGTGTTCTTAAGTAATCTACACCTGTTCCAGGTATATCTGCACCAAACTTACTTGCCCCCATATCTAAAACAGGAGGGTTTAGAGGAGATTTTTTAATTACAGTAACATCTTCTTCTAAAAAATCCGGCTGGCCAACTATGTTAGATTGATACACCTCAGCGTCCTGATTATATATAGGAATTTTAGTATGCGTAACAAAATTAACAGATCCTGTTTTAAATTTATCAATATTTATTTTTTTTGGTTCAGTTTGATTATCTGTCCAAAATAAAAATTTATCGATTATATTTATACCGGTTATGAGATACGCTTCATTAAAATTTAATATGCCCTTAGTGTCTACTAGTACAGGTGATATACTACCATTTACTTGATTGTATTCAGCAATAGCGCTAACCGCAACATTTGTAGCGCCAACATCCATACGTGCCGATATAAACCAATATATTTTTTCATTTATATCGTTTCTGTATACACCTATACATTTAGGGTTAATAAGCTGGTCTATATAGTTACTAACCCAAGTTAAGTTTTTATTATTTTTTCTTAATTGAGTATTGCCCTCTACGTTTTGCAAAGCGCCACTGTTGCCATTCTCTGAGTTTGCTAAATCTAGATTTAAAGCATCTCGATATTCCCCCTGAGGAACAAGTCTTTCGTCAAGGTCTTTGTTCATTTTACCCGCGTTAAACAGGTGAGTAAATTCTGGCATATATTAGTGTTTTATTTGCTTAGACTTATTACGCATAACCTGAGCAATCTCTTCTATTTTTATATTTGATAGTCTTAATTTCGCGTTTCTTTTTGCAGCTGCTTTTTCTTTTTTGAATCTAGCCACCATATATTCAGGTACATTAGTTCTTGTTGAAAGAAGAGAATGAGCTATATGTTTATACATAGCCTCTTCCGCGAACTTATGTAGTGTTATGTCTTCGTCTTTGCAGTTAAGACCGTCAGAAACGTATTTTAAAGTGATTATTTTATTAGATAAGCTAGAATCAAAATATATAATTCCAACAGACTGATCTATGTAAAAAACACCATTAGATTGCGCGCTTGAAGGAGTTAATCCATACCTGCGGCCGTAACTAGCATTTATGCCTTTTACATCATTGCCTTTTGATCCGTTGTCAAATCTTTTTTTAGTTTCTGATTCTTCTGCAGTAAGTAGCTCTCTATTTTGTTCATCGAACAAATATTGAAATCTGTGGTCCTGTAGTATAGGCGTAGGATTAGAAGTGTTAATAGCTGGGTATATAACGTGCTCAAGCCCTCTAGAATCAGTCCATGTGAGCTTTACGTAGTTAACGTAGTCTTGAGGCAATATCATACCTAAGGATGGCCCTAATTCAATCTCTTGCGATTTAATCGAAGGCAGTATATCAAAGCTAAATTCTTGAATACCACGCATTGCATGGAATATGACATCTGTTCTTTTTACTCTTGGTATTATTTTATCTTCACCAACGTAAGATATCATAAAATTATTTATTATATCTTTTATAGTTATAAACTGGTAATTACCATAATTCTCATCCCAACTGTTCCATTGTCCGTCAGGGCCTAAGTAGTATTGTTCGTTGTTTTCTGTGATTAAGCCCATCTATTAAGATTTTTGTTGTTGAATAGTTTCTTGTTCCTCTTTATCAAATACTTGATATAAATTAAGATCTTTTATAAGTATACCGCACATTTCTAGTATTTTTATAACTAATTCAGTTTCTTCTGAAGGATGCAACTCAAAATCAGTAGTGGTGGTTGCATCATAAAGAGCTTCGTCAAAAACTATTTGATAACCCCAAGCCACTGTGGTTGGTTGCTTTATATACGTAGCGACAACACTAGACTGTATTTCTTGGTCGCCGTATACTTTAATGCCTCTATCGTCGGCTATATATATAGGACGTACATTTTTAGGTTTTGTTAAAGGAGAGGAGTTTATGTATAGGAACTCATTAGGGTTTATGCGTTCTACTATTACATCTTCTGTTGTTGTAACAGGTGTATTAGGCCCTAAGTTCGGGTCTAATATATTTTTAGTTGTAGAATTAGCATATATAACCGTGCCAAGTCTATATAAATTTGAAGGTAACTCAAAAGTACCGTTAGAGCTAAATAAATAATTTAATGGTGCTCTAGTTTCAAATAAGGCTATTTTCTCATTAAGCAATTTAAGCATATCAGAAAATTCAGTGGAGTTCCCTGGTATTCTGCCAAATTGATTAATATCATAAAAGTATTGCTCAAACAAATCCATTTGTGCTTGGTTTGCGAACAAATTAAATTCTTGAGGCGTAACATACCCTCGTTGTTCTTTATTGAGTATTCCTAATACTCTTTGATAAACAGTGTTTATGCTTACAGCCATGTGATATTTTTTTAATTTATAATAGTTAAGCCACCTTTAAAGCAGCTTAACTACCATAAAGTAACTTACTATAGTTTATTTACTATAACTTTGTAAACTTCCATGCCTTCATCTGTCTTGAAATACGCAGCTAGTGCTGAATAAGGATGCTCGTCAAAAGGAACAGTCATTAATTTTCTATTTGTTTCCCCATAACTAAACGTTCTTTGATCAGGGGATAGAGTTATTATCTTAGCTTCTACCGCTTTAGCTCCAACGTTTCTTAAATGTACGTTATCATCTGTAGCTAAATTTATAAACAAAGCTGGATTTCTTTTAGCGAAGATCATAAGATCTCTTTTAAGCTCGCTTGAAGAAAGTGTTGTAACCTTGCTGCCTAGCTCTACTCTTAATATAGCTTCAGCATCATCCGTGCTCATTCCTTTAGCCGCCGTGAGGGCTTCTAACTCTAATTCAATCCAATTTATCTCATTTTCTGAGATGGCCACAGGATCATGCTCATGATACTTAATGCCTTTATTAGGATGGTATATAGAAAGAAATTTTTGCAATATAACATTTTCTTTAGGAACAGTTAAAGTGCCGTCTCTAAAAACTATCCTACCAAGTGTTGAGTTTCCTTGTTGCTCATCTGCAAAAGGGGACTTTTGATTAGTAGCATATCTTAATTCTCTTTGATAACCAGCCTCCTTGTCAAAATAAAGTAATGGTTTTCTTTGAGAGTGCTTAGATTGCATAGAGTAAACTATAGGGTGTCGATCACCGTCTAAAACGTAAACTCTATCTTTAAATTCAAATACAGGAGCTTTTGGGGCTTCTATAATTTGTTTTTTTATTGCTTCTTTCTTTGTAATAACTTGAGGTGCAACCTCAACAGGTGCTTCTGCTTCTTTAGCTTTTTTAGCCATGATATAATATAATTAAATAGTTTATAAAGGTAATAATTACCCCTGTAAATACAACAGGGGTAACGATTACATTAGTGTAGTATTACTTTTTCAACAATACAAAGTTGTTAGCAGCTTGTACACATAAACATCTTTCTGATAAGAAATGAACGTTCATTGCGTCTTCGTCGCTTGTATAGTTTCCACCTACAGATCCAGTGATCCAAGATTTCATCTTTCTATCGTCTGCTTCAGAAGCTCTGTAACGTACGTGTAAGAAAGGTCTTGAAATATTCTGCCCTAGCATTTGGTCGTAAACTGTTGAAGTTCCTGCTGGAACAATAACACCTTCGATATCTCCTACTAAACCACGAGTTGTAGCGTCGTTTAAGTATTTCCAGTCAGTCTTATAGAAATCATAAGATCCTCTACGGAATCCGCTGAATCCTAAGTTCAACGCCATATCTTCTGAATTTTCGAATACACCATAAGATGTTCCTCCTACTCCATAAGTATTTTGTTGAGCTAACATATTGTCAATACCTAAAGCAGTACCTCTATCCAAGAACATCATATTCTCTTCAATAGCCCCTTGCTTGTCTAGTTCGTTTAATATAACATCAAACTCTGCTAATCCAGGGTTTGGTGCACCGCCTGTGCCTAGCGCTCCGAAATCAGCTCCTTCATAAACTAATCCTCTTGCTTCAATAGCAGAGAAAAGTCCATCAGAACCTGATATAACATTACCACCACCAAAGTCATTAACTGGGTCAGTGTTGATTGTTACAGTTGCTTTTTCAGCTTCAATCATAGCCATTTCTAATTGGTCTTCAAAACGGATTCGAGCTTCGTGCTCTGATTTTAAATACCATAAGTACCCTGATGTTCCAATTTCAGTAGTTACTTCTACCCACCCGATTTGAGCGGTATCAGAACCATTTACATTGTACTTGTCTCTAAGGATGATTGGCTTGTTGTTAAATTGCTCAAAAGCAGCATCTATAGAAGTCCCTGCGTTAGCAGACCCTTTTCCATATTCAGAACCGTATACAAATACTTTTCCTTTTAGAGCGGGTACTGGAGTTAAAGCTCCTTTGTAACCTGCTACTGTTAATGTTGCTACACCGTTTCCAGCTGTAGCCACAGACTTTACATAAGCTTTTTCAACTTTAGTTCCTCCTTCATTAGCAACTACAATTGTAGCTCCTGCTCCGATTAGGTTTTTTGAAGCTCCGTTTGCTGCTGGTATAATTACAGATGTAGCTGTAATTTCAACATCATCGTAAGCAACGTGCAAACGTCCTTGCTCAGACCATACTACTGTATCAGAAGCCATAGGCATTTCTGCTCCTACCATTCTTAAGAATCCAGAGATAGTACGATTTCCGTATCTCTCCACTTCTTTTTCATACACTTCTGGTAAGAACTGTTGTGTAAATTTCATGTCATCTAATGATAAGTAATTATCATTAAACAAAGTTTGTGTTGGGCGTGGCGTTAAGTGAGCTAATGCTCCTGCGCTACCCGTAAATCCTCCTGCCATTTTATTATTTTTTAATGGTTATTATTTTCGTTTTCTAATTTTAAACGAAGAAGCAGTTTTTCCGCCTGGGACTGATCTAACCTTCCATCCGTTAGGAGCATCGACTTCTTGATGAGCCCCTCTAGGGTTCATATCGATGTTCTTAGCTTTTGATATGGAATCCTTCATGGCATCGGCTTTACCTTGCTCATAAAAGTGATTAGCAATCTTGTCAGCGTTCATAGCCGTAAATAGAGACTTATGGTAACCACCAGCGTCAGACATTTCATTTTTATCGTTCAAGAACTTCTTGACAAAATTATTAATGTCGCTTTGATTACTCTTAACAGATTCTACATCATTAACGTTGTACCTAAATTTTTTATCTCCAACAGTGAAATCAAAACCTTTGAAATCTTTTGAAAATAATTTTTGAGTCTTTGTTTTAAATGCAGACACCTGTGCCTCAGCTAATTTGCTAGCTTCCTCATTTTCTTTTGTATATCGGTTAAAGAATTCAACCGCTTTCTTTTGTTCAGGGTTCAATCTAGACCCTGCTTTAATTTCTTCGTAATACTTAGTCTTTAATCCGTCTAAGTAATTTTTAGCTTTAGCTAATTCCTCTTTATGAGCAATTTGCTTTTTTCGCACCTCTCTTTCCTCGTCTAGCTCTTGGTCATACGCGAACGTATCTTCCATTAAGAAACTTATCTCTTCGGAGTTTAAGTGAGGTTTTGTTGTTTCGTAGTATTCTTTAAGAAGCTGTGTTTCACTTAAAGACGTATAATCTGTATTAAGCTTAACATAATCTGACAAGCTACCGCCTGTTTCATTCATAAACTCAACAACCTTTTGTATATTCTCAGGTAATTCAATACCTGCATCAGCTTCTACTAAAGCTTGCTCTACTTGATCTTCAAGTTCTTCAACTTTCTCCACAACCTCTTCTTCGGTTATTTCCTGAATAATAGGCTGCTCAATTGTTTCTTTAGCTTCTTCAACCTCTTCAACTTCCTGGGTAACCTGTTCAGCTTGAGCTTCTTCGCTTGCTGGCTCTTGTTCAACAGGAGGTTCTTCAGTAGGCTTATTTAATTCAGCTAAGTTTACTTTAATTACACCGTCATCAACGGTCATTGGTCCAGTGGGACTCTGCTCCACCACTTCTTCAGTGGTAGTTTTGTTTTCTAGTTCTTCTGACATGATAAAATATTATATAATTATTACTATTATTATTACTTAGGATCAAAGTTACCTAAGCCGAAATCTCCACTAAGTATGTCGTTTCCTGCGGATTCAAAGTTTTTAGGGGGTAAATCGTTTTTTCTTTGGTTTATTAATTCACTTTGTTGTGAAGCCTGGATTTTTGTTCGATCGTCTTTTCTATCTTCTTTTTCTTTTATTTCGGACTTTTTACCAGATACTTCTAAGCCTTTGAGCTGCATGTTCATTTGAAACTCTAATTGCATAAGCTCTTTTTTCAAAGCGGCTTCTTGCATTAATTTCTGAGTATCTATTTGGGCTTTAGCTTGCTCTAAGCTTATTTTTTGTTGCATAAGCGCCTGGCTTTTTTGTACTTCTGCTTGGGCAGCTACCTGTTGAGCTTGAGCATTTGCTTGTGCTTGTGCTTGAATATTTTCTTGTTGTATCTTTTGATCTTTCTTTTGTTTTTGATCTCTTCTTATTTTTAGCAATTGATTAGCTAATTTAAGATTCTTTATTTCTCTAAGATCTATAGCGTCTGATAAGTCAATCATACCAGCTTGAACGGCTACTTGTATATTGTTTTCGAGCATTGCTTTTTCCTCTTCGTCAGGCGAAAGCTGTATGAATATACCAAAATCATATAAATATAAGTCTGCCATCTCTTGCAGCACAGCTACATTCTGGTTTCCTATTTTATGTATAAACGCTTGTCTTGTGGGCGAGTATTCTATAATATCAGATATTCTTAATGATAATCCCTCACATAAATCTGCGGTTATAAATAAACTCCCATTTAATATATGCCTTGTTGCGGTGTTTGAATTAGCGGCTGCCATTTTTTGCACGCCTACCAATGCTCTTGCGTCTGGTGTGCTACCGTCTCTTGCTTCATTAAGCCCTGTCACATCTCTTATCATTTGTAAATAATAATTGTATGTGGTTATTAAGCTTTGTAATTTTGCTCCACCAGATCCTGATTGTATTTCCTGAATAGGAACTTTACCTGGATTCATATCGCCTTCTTGAGTGAAGCTTCTACCAATTACCGATCCAGTTTGAAAAAACATATTTAATGCTTCTTGCGGATTGTAATTTGTACCATTACCTAAATCAATCTCAGCTAAACCATCTGCGTCTAAATAAACTCCATCTGGAACCATCCTAGACATAACTTGCTGTAATTTCAAGTGAGTAAGCTGAATCATATCCGCAAACCCTGTTATTCTTGAAACTAAACTTTCAATACGTCCTTTGTACATTCTAGGGGCAACTATACTGTAATTCATTTTTACTTTAGTATAATCGCTTTTAGGTCTTATCATATTGGTAGCTAATTCCCATTTAAGGACTCTACCGCCTAAAACTTTAACTCCTTCGTATAAAACTTCTAAAGACTGAGATATCTTTTCAATCTTATGATCCTGCATTATTTTTTCAGGTGGATTAAACTGATCGTCTTTAGGTATTATTTTAGATGCTCCTGTTGCCAGCTCCTTTACTTTGTACACTTCATTTGTATAAGTCTTGTAATTAAAATACAATACCTGCACAGTGTTAGCGTCATCGCCATTGTCATTATTCAAAGTTCTGTCATAAAAGCCGTTTGCTTTGTACGATTGCTGAGATAATTGACCAAGGTCTTCGTTTGTTAAATAAGGAAATTGCTTTTTTAATTCATTTATATGCACGCTCTTAACTTCACCTACATAATATATATCGTCAAAATACGGTGAATCGGTATATGACCATACTAAGTTAGTAGGATCTACATAGTCCACAACTACCCCTTCTGATTTGCTAAATGTATTTTTAACAGCACCTATACCTATGGTGGTTAGGTCGTAATTACATCGTCTTTTGGTCAAGTCGTATTTATTGCCTTCTAGTAATACATTTATAGCTTGCTCTTCAGCTATTTCAACCTGCTGTTTATAAGTAAGTTGCATGTGTACCTCTAGCTCTTCTTGATTTCTAGGCACAACTTCAGGAGCGTTTTCAAACAAATCAACTCCAAATTCTTTTCTTACAAACTCATTTAGATCTTTTGTTTCCATGTCTCTTATTAGAGACTCCATATATTTAGTTCTTTTCTCAACCCCAAATGGATCTTGAGAATAAGCTTTAACATCAAATGATCTTTCTGATATACCGTTAACAACAATATCAACAAATTTAGGAACCACTGGTACAGGTTTCCAATCTAAATTAAGATAAGATAAATCTCCATTTATAGATAGTTCATCTTTATATTTTTGCACAGGCTGCTCACCCCTTGCATATAACCTTAAGTTATGAAAAGTGTTTTGATTACTTCTGAATCTACCAATACCGTTATCCGAAGAGAACCACTCGCTTTCAATAGCATTACCGATTTTCTTGCCATATTCTAATGACATTTTTTCTTCATCGCTTGCTACTTGACTCGGAAAATAAGATTTTATAACTGACTCAGCCATATATTTATTTTTCTATTAATTTCGAAAATGCACCGCTATTGGTGTATTTAGCTATTTTTAAATTTAACTTTCTTTTTTGCATTTGCGCAACCGGCTTATATAGATTTTTATTACAAGCCATTATAGCTAAACCTGAACTTATAGCCGCATCAAACTTTGTTCTTTTATTTATATCGAATTTAGCCCAATCGTTTAAGGTTTCGTTAAAATACATATTGCCATATTGACCGTCTGATTTTAACCCTATATATTGGTCTATATATGATTCTATAGCCGCAGCGTGTGCCTGCTTTATGTCCTCACTTGAATTAGGTATTCCCCCTATTTCTTTTTCTGCTACAGATAGCTTATTCCATACCTTGTCTGGCCTATTCATTGAGTACCCTCTGTACCCTCTTCTTTTAAAATAATACAAAAGACGCGGCTTATTATTTTCGCACAATAAAGGCATACCGTAAAAAACACAAGCCATTAACACATCTTCAAAAAACATTTCAGCTGTTTGAGGTCTTGCTACATATTCTAAAAAGAAAGCATTAGGCGGGTGATCTTCTAAACTAAACTTAGTTAATCCGTGTAAAGCGCCTTTAGACCCCCTTCCGTCTGTTGTTCCGGATATATCGTAACTGTCACAACCAAACGCACCTATATGTTCGTTACCTGGTGATTTTCTACCATTCTTTATAAATTGATTATTTTGAATGCTAGCTGAGGGTATCCAGCTAACTTTAAACCTCCCATTTGGGTTTGGTGTAAATTTAACTTTACTGTCTTTTATACCATTTTCCCAAGAAAAGCTACCCGTTGTAACCACTGCTGAATTAGCTAAGTCCTCGTTATAATCTATTTGTTCGTATATTTTAACTAAATTAAATATACTGTTTTTTGTTTCATCTCTAAAAGCGTGTTCCTCTGTTCTAGGAAACTGCCTATAAAACTCATTTAAAGCGTCCTGATCGCTTTTTAATCCTTCAGCTTCATTATTCCAATGCTCAACTACCCCGACGTCAATAATGTCTCCATTGTGGTCCTCACAATGTTCTGATGGGGTGTCGAAGACAGGCATCCCAAAAGAGTCAATGAATCCTTCGTAATTCCATTCCATAGGAATGAACAAAGAATAGAGTCCTGACTTGGTTTGTCCATTTCTATTTCTTTTGGAAACATCAGAATCATTATATAATTTTTTAAAGTTTTCTCCTCCTTTATCTAAAGCGTTTGATGTTGAACCCATCATACACTTACCGATAATTCTACTACCTAGTCTTAATGTTGTTTTTGTGACCCTCCAGTTGTTAAGGATGTTGTCTGGCCTTTCCCACTTCCCCGATTCATCATGGACGAGGAGTTTAAGTTTTTCCCCATCGTAGGAGTTATCCCCTGTGTTCTTCCAGTCGATCGTGGTATCAAGACCCTCGAGGAGTTCCTGATCTTGTTTATTCTGTATAGATTTTCTAGTGAGTCTACTGGCTGGGATCCTATAGGCAAGCTCGGTCTTTGGCCTGTCCATACCGTCCTGGATTGGTTTGAAAAAGAATGGGTAGTTAACGGAAATTGGTACAATCTTATCTGTGAACATTTTTTTAGCATCGGAACCAGATTTGGACAATAAGCCGAACCGTGAATCCGAGGATATTGTTGCAAGGTTAACTGTCTCAGCTGAGGACATAAAAGAGAATCCTGACCTACGGTTTTTAAGATAGCACATTCCATAAGAACGTTTATCTGCTTTGCATGCCTCCCAGAATATGAAGAATAATCTGTTTGCTTCCCTAAAGTCTGGCTTCCCAACGTCAATCTTGGACCACTGCAGGTACATAAAGTGAGTACCAGTAATGTAAGTGCCCACGCCTTTATTATTAAACCAATGGCCTTCTTCTCTGTATTTGAATTGTTCATCTATATAAGGTTCCCATTTTTCCTTAAAATCATCTGGATAATCTCTCCAATCGAATACGCTTTGTATTTGCTTTAACTCTGATGGGTACTCCTCTGGTGTCCACTCAGTATTTACTTTACTGATTTTAGCAGGAGCTTTAGGTAAAGCTATTTTAAGGTTTTGTATATTGTATATTTCGCCGATCTTTCCCGTTTTACTTATAACAACAACGTCGTGCTCTTTGTTGTACCCGTATGCCCACTTATTAGCTTTATTAAGCCTAGAGATCGTAGTCTCTTTTATAGGGGTTATTACACTGTATAGATTTTGCTGATACATTATCTTGATCTTTTTTCAGCAAACCCACTAAAAGCCTTAGGCTTTGTGTCCTCCTTTGGCTTATCCTCTAATAAATTTTCTTCTTCCTGTATTCTATTTAATATCTCAAAAGCATCAAATATAGCTAACTTTTTTGTAGCCGCTGCGTTTTTTAATCTGTCTGCTGAAATATCATCGTCTGAATCAACTATAGCTTCTTTAGCTACTTTTATTAATTCTTCAACTGCTTTGTGCCCAGCTTGGATTATATTCTTCTTCGTCTCCTTGATATTCATATTTAATTGTAATTTGATTAGTAGGAACCCTGTATAGTTTTTCGTTTTCTATTAAAAACTCATACTCTGTTCCTGGACTAAAACCCACTAAGTCACCAACGGTCATAACTTTTAAGCTAGTGTCTTTGTATTTTAGCACACCTATTAAAGGTTTTTCAAAATCAATAGAAAACATTTTATTTTCTTTTATAGGCTTAACAAAGTTAAATCCCGGTAGGGGTTTTATTGTGTCACCTTCAACTTTAGCAAATATAAGATCAGGGGAAACTATATACACATTATCTGAGTAATAGCTCTTCCCGTTTTTTTCTTTGCCTCTAACATCTCTAAACCGTCTAAAAACATTATGATGTAATATTACTGTATCACCTTTTTTTATATTAGTCTCATTGACTGATGGCTCTGCCAAAACAATTCCTTGTCGACTTACATATTGATGGTTTTGTAATTCTGTATTAAGTATAAGCTCGCTTCCGTCTACATGCTTTACATTATTATATCTTTGGTCTTTAGGTTCGATTATAAAATCAAATAACCCTTTCATTAATACTGTAAATTGTATTCTACAGCTATAGCCATATTTTTATTAAAGTCTTTCCAAGGTAAAACCTCTTTTGCTTTTGTTATATATATAGAGTACTTATCTTCTTCCTCTACTATACTATCTATAATATGATTACCATACACTTCCTGTCCAACAGAGTAGTGCATGGCATCATTTTTATAGTCTCTTCCGATACTAATCTTTCTTATCAACCCCATTCTCAGCTATCTGACCAGTGCTAATATCTACGCTAATATCTCCATACTTATCTTTAAGTATATTCTGCACACTGCTTAATTCAGCTTGGGCAGAAGACATTGTGTGTATCAATTCATGCTTTTGTAATTCTAAACCACCAACTTGCAATTGCACTTGATTAACTTTGTTTACTGCCGCTTGTAATTGAGTTAGTTCGTCTTTTTTTAATTTTTTTGCCATTTTATTTGATTTAATTGTTAATACTTACTTTATTTATTACGTATTTTTAGAAGATATTGATTTTCCTTTCTCCCAGCTTCTACCTACAAAGTAAGCTCCGTAGGTTGTAACTAATAATGTTTGAAATATTGGTATATACTCTTCAGCTATTTTGAATTCCCCTATGTTGCCATCAAAGAAAGCGCACACGGTAAATATAACTGTTAAGTATATAAGTACCATAGGCCGAATATTTTTTGAAAGGAGGCTATCTGACTGCATGTCGGATTCCCATCTGGCTGTTACTTGCTTCTGGGCGTCGTTATCTGCTTTTTCTAATATCTCTTGAATTTGCTTTTTTATTATAAGCTTTTCTTCTTTAGTGGTTGTAAGTTTGTCAATAACATCACCAACTTCTTTTATAACATTACCAGTTAGCCATTCCCATATTTTTTTCATACTAATAACGCTTTTTAGACCCGTAAGCTTTGTTTATAGCGTTCTGAGCCTTAGCGTATTCTGCTGAGCCTTTCTTAGCGCTATTACGCTGCTTAACTAAGTTTGTTAAAGATGTGTCTGATTTATTGTTAGCCACCGCTCTTTTCCAAGAGGATGATCCTTGCGCTACTCTGTTTGAACCTAGGTTTTTATTAATTGAGACATTAGGCTTATTGTTGTTCATTGCAATTTTGCCATTTTTTTTACCACTGTCGTCTGAAAGGGCTTTATTAATAGCCTGATCAGTACCCCTCCATGTTCTTGCGTACTTAGTTGGCTTGTCTAAAAATCTACCGGCCTCTCCTGTAACAGTCCTACCAACTTTATTGTTTAAAATCTTTGATTTTTTAGCAGCTTGCGTAGTGCCTTTAATTACCTTTGTGGCTTTAGGTGCTATTTTCATTCCCACTTTAGTGGCGGTAGCTCCCCAACCCGCAAATGGAACCATTGCAGCAGCAGATAAAGCAGCGTTTTTATAATCTCCTTCAGCTGCGTACCAACCCGCGTTAATACCATCTGCTATCTCTCCAACACCTGGAATTAGCCCTACAACATCTAATACACCGTGTCCTATAATATTACCCCAGCTTTTTTCCTCAGGCTTATCTGATTGCATACCCGATCCTTCCGTCGCTTTATTCTCAGAAGTGCCTCCATCTACCTTAACTGGAGTTGCTTTCTGGTTTCTTATTCTTGAAGTAATCGGGCTAGCTTTCATATTGTTTTATTTTTTTGTTTTCTTTTTTGGCGCTGGTGATGATACTCCTATTGCTCCAGCTGCTTGTGAAAACTTCTTTTTAGCTTTTCTTGTTTTTCTATCTGCTGATCTTTGCTTTCTAGCAGCTTTTCTTGTGTTGCCTTCTGCTAAAGCTTGCTTAGCTTGCTTTTCTTTATCAGCGGCTTTACTTGTTTTTCTACCCCCTGCTTTTGCTTTCTTTTTAGCAACAAATTTATCTTTTGTGCTTGGGTTGCTAGTTGGAACTTTTGTTTCAATAGAAATTTTAGGTGCTTCTATTTTGGGTTTAATAGTCTTAACACCTTCTGGCTTCATAGTGGTTGCTACTTTTACTTTCTTTCTTGGCTCTCCACCTTTAGTAGTAGCGTCCTGTTTCCAGCCTCTAGCTTCGTATTCATTGTATCTTTCAGCACTACCTATTTTGTAGTCTCTCATGTTACCTGTAGCTTTACCTCCTGGTTTAACATAAGGCTTTTTTGTAGGTTTGGGTGTCGGCGCTGGGGTAACCTGGGGTTTTGTTTCAGGCGTTGTATCACCTCTAAATAGATTAGATATTACAGCTCCCGCTCCTCCGTACAGAGCAAGTTTACCTAACCCTTTTCCAACTTTAAAAGCTTTTGTAAGGAATTTTCTTGCGCCGCTTTTTGAAGCTGCGTTTAACCCTTTCGAAACGCCTCCAGTTCCTAACTTGCTACTTACCTCGGTAAACGGTGTATACCCGTCACCTAGAAGCTTTTGTGCTTTGGCACCTCCCTTTTGAGATAATTTTTGCGCTCCTTTGGTAACGAATTTTTTACCTGCATTATAAATCGTTCCGATTTTTCCTTTAGCCGGACTGTTCATTTGAACCGGTGCATAACTGCCTAGTAATGGTTGTTCTGCTTTCATTCCGCCTTGTGTTGTTCTTTTTATCTTAGCGGTAACTGGTTGGCAACTATACCCGCTCTTTTTTGATTCAGCCATTTTGTTTGTTTTTATATGGGAAATATTTATTTAATGTTCGTTTTCTTTTTTCGCAACCACATCCTCCGGGTATCTTATCCGCAAGTTTTTTTATTCCTGTTGCTTCTGTAAATTTTTCTATTGAGTCTCCTAATCCTTTTGATTCCATAATATTATATTTTAGCTAAATCGACTGCAGCACCATCTTCTTCTTGCTGCTCGACCTCTTTCACCATTCCAGCTTTTAGACCTAGAGCAAAACGCTTTTTGTCTTTTATAAGGCTTTGTACCTACCTTGGCTTTACAGTTAGTAACAGCAGTTTTAAGTTTGCTGCCTGGGTTGTCTTTTTTGTATTTATTAACGCCTGCCTGTGTCATACCACCTCCTGCAGCTGCTCCTTCTTTTGATTTGGATCTAACTTCATTGTAATAACCCTTGGACTTTTTACGAGAAGGTGCTCCTCCTTTTTTCTTAGCTGGCGAAGCTGCTTTAATCTCGTCTTGTAGAAATTGCGGTAAATTACTTTGATTTCCAGTAAGCGCTTTTTTAAGGCAGGTTGATTTTGGTCTCTGTATATATGCCATAATTAATTACCTTTAAAATATCCTTTTTTCATTGCTCCTTTTTTAGCAAATAAACCAGACGGCTTAGGTGAATCAACGTTAAATTTACCAAAAGTGTAATTGCCTTTTTGCTTGTCCTCTTCAAACTTCTTCAGCATGTCCGTAAATGGATTTGTTTGATTAGGATCAATTGATTCTGCTTTAGGTTTAGTTGATGAACCAATAGAATTGGTAATAGCATCTTGTTTCGCTTGCTCTGCTTCAAAAGCGGCTCTATCAGCATTTAATTTTTCTTGCGCCTTAACACTACCAGGATCTTTATTAATTTCAGACTGAGTTGTTTTTCTTTGTCCGGAATGTATTAACTCACCAGCCCCTCTACCAGATTTTACCGAACGATCTACGTTCGCTTTTTGCATAGAGTTTCTTTCGAACTTAGACTTAAACTTATTAAATTTCCTTGTCTGCTTTGCGCTAGCTCCTTCAGGTAAAGACCAATTGCCCTCAGCGTCTTGAGTTGCTCCTAGGTTTGATAATCTTCTGCTTGAAGAACTTATTCTATTATCAGCTATTCTTCCCGATCTATTTAGCCTACGTATTTCCCAAGGCTGTAAAACTCTTGATTCTGTTTCAGTATACACATCACCTCTTGAGCCTGGGGTAGTTGTTTTTGTTTCTTTTACACAATTACCATCTGCATCTTTAGTAGAACCTTCTGGGCATTTCTCAGTAATTGTTTTGTTTGCTTTGTCCTTTACATCTTTAGGTAAAGCGTTGTATTCGTCACATTTAGCCCGTCCGTTTTTTGCAATGTATTCAGCTGAGCATGCATCATTCTCCGCTCCCACGTAAGGCTTCTTTGATTCAACTTTCTCCGAATCAACGTTTTCTTTTGTTGTTTCTGTTTTACCTTCTGTAAAAGTTTCTGCGTTAGCTTTAGGATCTTTATCTGACTTAAGAGGTCCAAACGAAGGGTGTCTTTTTACTCTGCTAGTTATTGGTGATGGCATATTGTTTGTTTTATTTGTTTTAAACCTCAGGTGTTTTTGTGGAATCAGTTTCTACAGCACCTGATGATTGGTTTTTTTTCTTTTTTTCTTCGTTCTCTTTTTCTTGGTTTTTTCCGTGATCAACTGGACCACTTACTGCACCAGAGCTAGAAAACTTTTCTTCCATTCCATCGCCGTAGTTTTTAAATGCTTTTGATTCACCTAAAGCTGCGGCACCGTCTATTAAAGCCTCGTCTGCTTTCGTAGGTGCTGATTTTGCTCTATAAGTTATTGGAGTTGCTTTGTACATATTTATTTTTTTGTTTGTTCTGGATGATAAGCCTCGCGTTCCCACTCTAAAGTAGGATCACCTTCTGGTTTTGATTCACCTGTTTTAGTATCTATTAAGTTACCGTTTTCTCTTTTATATACTCTAGAAGGAGATCGAGTATCCTTTTTCCATGTTAAAGAGTTATCTGTGTATTGTAACCGTCCACTTTTTAATTGGTCTATGTGAACCTTCTCATGAGCTATAGCTTCCTCTTTTGTCTGACCTTCTGCTGAATGATCTACAAATATTGTACCATCATTATTAGCCTCTGCAATTACAGTACCCTCTAAATCTTTTTTAAAAACTGGGGTTCCGTAACTGGAAGCTTCTTTGTCTATACCTATAAGGTCTGAAAAATTCTTAAGTTTAAAACCCATTATCGTTCTTTATCATGTATCATATCATCTATAGCTTTATTATAAACTTTATCAGTATACGATTTATTCTTATAAAAGGTGCTCCTTTGAGAAGTAGGCATATCCTCTTGACCCAGTAATATCCTGTACATTCGCATGATGAGGTTTATACCTTTGTGTGAAACTTTATAAACTGCAAACTTAGAAGTAGTTCTATTTCTTTCTTTAAATACATCTATCCACCCTTCTCTTCTTAATCGCTCCCAGCGATTTTTATCCCAACTATAAGTATAAGTACCATTAATAAAATCATTTCTAGTAAATAGTTTTTTACAATCAAGATAAACAAGAAGTTCTAAGTCAGCATCTTTTAAGTTGTAAGTTTTACAAGCCCATCTTCTGACAAGCCTGTAATACTTAAATAGATTCATATCTCTTATGTCTTGTCCTGTGAATTTCATTCTATGATGACTACATCGGGAGCTTTTAAAACATAATATAATTTATCCTTCCATTCTATACCGTGACCTGCGTGTTTGTCATATCTGACTATATCACCTGTTTTTATCATTGGCACATTTTCGCCCACACTTATAACCTCTGCCCTTAGGTATCGAACTTCAGAGTTTTGCTTTTCAGTTAACTCTAGGCCTGCTACTTTTTTAGGGGCTTCTTTTATTTTGTCTACTATTAAGTAATAATTAATTGCTTTCATTATGCTAATCTTTTATTACTGATTACACAGTCTGCAGATATTATTGTTGTAACTACACTTACTGCGTTTTTAAGAGCTGATTTTGTAACTAACACGGGGTCTATAATACCCGCTTTAAGCATATTAACTTCTTTGCCGGTTTTAACGTCTATCCCTCTATTTTTTACTGTTTGTTTCTTTATTTCAACAATACCAGCGTTATCTAGTATTGTATAATACGGAGCTCTGATTGCCTCGAGCAAAACCTCTTCCCCTTTATTGGACGGTTTTATTTTATTAGAAGCGTTTAACAAAGCAACTCCACCACCGGCAACAATACCTTCTTTATAAGCAGCTTTTGTCGCATATATGGCATCTTCAACTCTATCCTTCTTTTCTTTTAGTTCAACTTTAGAGTCAGCGCCTACTTTTATTATGCCAACACTTCCGGTCAACATAGACAAACGCTGTTCTAGCTTTTTAACAAAGAACGGGTTTGTTTCGTTCTTCATTTTTGTTTTCACTAGTTCTATTCTTTCTTCTAATTCTTCGTTGCCTTCTAAAACTTGTATAACAGTGTTTTTATCATCTGTAACAGACTTTATAGCTTCTCCTAGTACTGATACATCTATTAAGTCTAAATCATCCCCTAACTCCTCGTTTATAACTGTAGCGTTTGTTAATATCGCTAAGTCTTCTATAGACTCATTACGTGTTGGTCCAAAGCCTGGAGGATCCACAATGTTCACTTTAATGTTCCCTTTTACCTTATTGGCTACTAGGGTTGCAAATGGCTGCTGTTCAACCTCCGCCACAATAAGCAAACTACGCTTGTTCTTTACCGCGTGCTCAAGCACGTTTTGTATTCTCCTAATATTAGGTATAGGAGAAGACACAATAAGAACCATAGGATTCTCCAGGGTGGCTGTACCTTTATCTTTGTCTGTGGTCAAGTGATTAGATCTGATTTTAGAATCGAACTGCACACCTTCGACAAAATCAACATACGTCTCATTCGTCTCAGACTCTTCCATTAGTACGACGCCATTAGGGCCAACTTTTTCATAAGCTTCTCCAATTTTGGTTCCAAGCTCTTCGTCGTTGTTGCAGCTAATAATAGCAACATTTTTAAGCATAGGGCCTTTAACTGGAGTACTGGTCTTATCAAGATGTATTTTAATTTTATCAGCACAACTAAGAATGCCTGCTTTAATGTCTCTAACTTCTGCTTCATTTAATTTTTCGTTAGCTATTTTTAATAGTGAGTCAGCTAACACGGTTGCTGTTGTTGTACCGTCGCCAGCCTCCTTAACTGTGTTATTGGCCGCTTCTTTTATAAGAGTGGCACCTATATTTTCAACCGGATGTAATAAGACTACGCTGTCTGCAACGGTTACACCGTCTTTTGTTATAACCGGTCTTCCAAGGGCGTCTTCATAAATCACGCATTTTCCAGATGCACCCAAAGTGCTCTTAACTGCGCTTGCCAATTTTTCGACTCCTTGCATTATTTCTTTTTTGGCAGTGTCGCCAAAAGTGAGAGTTTTTACAATCTCATTAGGATTATTGTATTCCATTATATTTAATTTGAATTTAATTTTTTTTATTTTACTCCTCCGAGCGTACCCTATACTTAGCTCGCACCCGTTAGCACCCTTACCGCCAAATGTAAGGCCCAGGTTATAACCCTCACACCGCAGTGCGGGGGTTAAAGTTAGGGTTGGCTGTGCGTGGCACGAGTTGGGTCTTTCGGATACGCTCCTTGAAGTGTATTTGAGTAGGCTTGTAAGCTTATAGCGCCTGAGGCAAGTTCCCCTGCTAAAGTATTGAACTACTCAAAGTCTTTAAAAGGTTTTTACAACCTTTGGTCCATTTAAAAATTCTAATTTTTTATTATAATGCTCAATGGTCTTATCTATTGATGTCTCAGCGGCTTCCATAGTTTCTCGCCTTGTAACATCGTGCCATTTTTCGCAGCATGTATCTTTTTCTGGATCACAAGGGCAATCGATGTCCTTGTATTCCGTTTGATAGTACCCATTCGGTAATTGGGTTATTCTCCAGTTCTTTTTTTCAGCAATGTGCTTCCATAGTTTAGTACGGTTTTCTCCTGGTTGTGGTTGACTAGACCACGAATTAGTCTGGTAATAAAGTGTCATTTGGTTTTGGTTTTTAATTTGACATTGGTTTATAGTGATATAATCACTTGCTTTTACAATTACTTAACGAGTACAGGGTGCTACACGGATAACTTTACCTTGGCCTTGTATTTGAATGCCATAACCCGTCTGACCAGCGGGTATATAATAGTAACCATCGCTTAACACGGTATTACTATTTGCATCATAAAAAACTGTATCACCTACAGATATTTGTGTACTAGAAAACCCTAGGTATTTAGCTTTAATAAACTTACTATCCCTGCATGCCCAGCCTTTAAATAATGTAAGACCTCTTTCTATATCATATAAAGCTCTTCCTCTATAGTTCCTAAAATTATAAAGGCTATTCTTTTCGCCTGAATATTCTGAATCAAAACCATCATTTTCTGCTACAGAAAACGCTCGTATTAAATCATTGGCATCTGTAACGTTTTTAACGTCTTGCATTGAAAACGTGTTTGTATTTGGTACAGACGTAGCCATTATATTCCAGCTTTTTGTAGCCTATCTTCTAGTTCCGCTATTTTTGCTACTAATAGATCTATATACTTCACTGTCTTCATCCCTTCCCTGTCCTCAGATACAAACTCGGGGTGGGTTTCTTCTAATTCCTGCGCTATAACACCAGTTCTATAATCTCCTTCATTGTTATTGAAGAAGAAAGACTTCCAGTTAACTTTTATAGGTGCTGGATTTAGATCTTTTATATTGTATTTTAAATTTTTATCTGAAGATAAAACAAAGTTACTAGCTGTAACTGTTCCGTCTATTCTAGCGTCTTTGCTTACATCTAAATTATAAGTGGGGTTTGATTTGTTTATACCTACATAGTCTTTACTTGTAACGCAAAAAGCAGTATGTCGTGTTTCGTCATTCATACCGTTACCTACTGCAAATCGGTGGATGGCTTTTGTTCTTCCAACATTATAAATACCACACACAAACTGCCCTGGCCCATTTGCTATTTTTTGATTGGAATTATTGCCATAAGCAGTTACTACACCATATCCAAAAGCAAAATTAGATTTTTCGGTTTTAGCTACCGAGTCAATCCCCCAGGCTATACCGTCGGAAGAATGGCAAGTGGACGCGTCTCCTCCGATAGCGTTACCGCCAACAGCTAAGGTGGCATAAGCATTAGTAATGTTAATGCCAACCCTATTGTTTGCTGTGTCTGTGAACAGTGTTTTAGTGTCCACGTCAATGCCACTTAAAAACTTCATAGACGTATATTAGATTTTATTATTTTTATTATCCTATTTTTTGTATTAAAGCTCTTATTACATTCGTAGGAGGTGAAGAATAAGAAACCGTAATGGTATTTGCTGCTCTAGTTATATCTGCGTATACTGTTTGATTTGTAGTCGCGTCAAACAATTGTACTATAACATCCTTTGTATTGAAATTATGTGTAATAACCCCGTTCAAAGGAACATTCACAGCAAGAGTATTTTGTGAATTTCTTTCCGTGTTTGTTACAGTAAATACACCATTCGAAACTGCTACAGAAATACCTGTACCCGCGGCCACCCTCGCAGCACCAACAGCACTACTAGTTGCGTTAGATATTCCTATCGTACCTGTATCAGTTATAGTACCTCCTGTTATTGGGGCAGAAGTTGCAATACTTCTTACGGTACCCGTGGTGCTACTAGTACCAGCACCTATATCAGCTCTAAACTGAGAGGCTGTTCTTGCTGTTACTGTATTGTTAGCGTTTATTTTTATAAATCTAATTGCGCTAGGGTTTGCTAACTTAGTTAGGTTTGCCCCAACCGTAGTAAATGCGTTTGTTGCTGTATAAGCTGAATTCCAATTAGTAGAATTTCCGCCAGAAGCAGTCATAACCCCAGTAATAGTTAACGCGTTAGATGATGCGTTATATGTCATACCAGCGTCACTAGTAAGAGTTGATGTTCCATTCCAGAATGTTACTCTACCGCTTGTTCCGTTACCTGATAATACAGAAGTGTTATCTATTTTTTGCCACGCATCTGTACCAGCTCCTTGCTCTACATATATAGCCCAGTCACCAACTTTCCAGTCTGTGATTCCGGATAGGTTGGTCGAACCATTTACAGATACAATCCAAAATTGTCCATTAGATGGAGACGCAGATGGTGCACTACCAGAACTAGCATCCCAACTTCCCTCAAAAGCTAGTCCCGAAGGAATGTTGCCAATTTGAGCTGTAACAAAATCATAGATTTGATCTCCAGTTGCTAATGCTGTCCCATTGTTTACAATAGCTGCTGTTTTTGTAGACACTTTAGGCACTGTAGAGGAGGCTGTAATTTCAATTGTTCCGCCTGTATTTGTTGCAACACCTGTAACTGTACCTTGATATTGATCTGTACTGTTTATTTTTACCGTTTGATCAGATGATGTAAAACCAACGGTTACATTTGTTCCGCCTTCAAATCTTACACCAGTAGCGTCTGTCGATGTGAATTCAGTATTGCCCGCTGCATTTTTAACGGGTAATGAAGTCGTGTTGTCATTAGGTATTGTTTGCGTCTTTACATTAACACCTGTTAAGTGACCTTGGGCGGTAGCGCTAACAGAGTCAATAAAAGCGAAAGTAGTACCTGAGCCAGTGCTAGTAGTGTTTGTTCTAGCTACATTATCATGTGTTATTGATATCGTTGAAGCTGTCGATTGATTAGCAGAGAAAGTTCCCGTGCCTCCCAATACGCCAGTTCCTTGTACTGTTAAAGTACCGTTACCCACTGTAGGTAAGTCACCCGATGTGATGAAATTTGCATCGTTATTAAATATACTTAACCCGATCTCGCTAGCTGCTTTTCTTCGCTCAGCACCTGAGTCTAACACTATAAATTCATCCGTGCCCACCATAGCTTGCGTCATATCCGCAAGTTCCGACAAGTCTAATGTTACATTAAATGTTGAATTTCCTGACTGGTTAGCCGTAAAAGTAGCTCCACCGTCAAGGCCTGTACTAGTGCTTAGAGTTAATGTTCCATTGTTAACTACCGGTATGTCGCTAGTTAATGCATATCTACCGTCTAAATCAACTGTTACAGCACTTTGATTTTTAACCGTAGCGGTTAGCACCCCATTACTAGTGTTGAAGCCTAATCCCGTTAAGAAATCATTTGCTGCTGTATTACCATCTGGTATTGTGAGCCAACCACCAGCAGTATATAGCTTTAATTTATCTACACCGGTATCGTAGTATATCTGGCCTTCTAAGGGTCCTGAAGGTGCTGTGCCTAAGTTTTGAATAACTGCATTTTGCAGTTCTTTCTTGTTTAGATCGACATTCCCTTTTATGTCTAATCCCGTTAAAAAATTTAAAGCCATTTGTTTTTTTTAGTTTAAATATGCAACCCCAGAGAAACTGGAGTTAAATGTTATGGTTAATTCGTTATTGCTTAAGTATTCTACCTCACCAACTACCCATGTTCCAGCAGAGTCTGCTACTGATACGGAGGGGTTTTTGCCAAGGTTATGAGTTATAGTCCACACTTTTTGTGATGCCGGAGGAGAGTATGTTAAGTTAAGATCTCCGCCGCCGTTTTCTGCGTTTTGAAATTCGCTAAATATGTAATAAGCGTTGTGGTCTAATTCACCGCTTGAGTCATAATTAGTTAAAGTAATTTCTAGGAAGTCAGGATTTTTTGGATAGTCCTGCATGTTTATTACTTTATATGTACCAAAAGAATTTATATTTTTGGTATTAGCTATTATTACATCTTTACCTTGAAATAAAGGCAAGAAGTTTGACATCGGTTTTCCGCCGGCGCCAGTTTTACTCATCAGAATACTTGTTATACTTGTAAAACTAGTTCCAACTCCTCCCCCAGATATGAAGCTTATACACCCAGGGCTTCTGCCCTCGGAAATATCGGATTGAAAAAGAAACACAGCTTGATCTGCCACGCCTAAGCTATTAGTGTGGTTAATCAGATCTGATACGTCTTCTAATGTGTAGTTTTTAGTCTGGCGTCCCTCTCCCTGGGCAGTACCAATTACTTTGTCTGCTAATTCAGGATTAGCGTCAATACCATAAGTACTAATTCTTGCCATTTACTAATAATATTTTTGGCGCCCACGTAGCCCGCCCACCCCCGAGGGGGTTGGCAGTCAAATGGAGTGCCCTCCGAAGAGGTAGGGTTCTGTAGTGTCTCCTAGCCTTGCGGCATCGGTAGTTATCTTGTCTCCATATCTGTTTCTCGTACTGTGACTCCCTCGTTCCCGTTTTTTCCATTAGAGTGTCTGTTTTATCCCCCTCGCGAGGGTCTCGTCCAATGTTGGTCTCCGTATCTGATTCTGTTTCTGGTTGTGTTTCCGTTTCCGTTAACTCGTCCTAGCACCCGTATAGGACGCCAATTATGTTTTTATGAGTGGTTACCCACGAATGTTATTCTTTTTATATTAGGTGCCACGTTTTTATCATATATACCTCTAACCGCTAAATAGCCAAGTATTGGTGAATAGAAGAAAGTGCCATCCTCATTTGTCTTTTTTATTCTAAACGCTAGTTGTTGATCAGCGTAATATTTTTGAGACCCTTTATAAGACTCCCCTGTTTTTTGAGGAAAGTTGCTTACTCCAAAAAAGTAATCCCATTTGAAATCAAATAATTGATTTTTCAAAGCGGTTATGCTTATTTCCGAGAGTCTACCTTCTAGCTGACCCTTTGGGTTTATAATGTCTACTCTTTTATAACCCCCTTTTCTGTATGACTTCTTGCTTCTCTTAGATGGAGTCCTATGCCTTTCTACTACGAGCTTATAAGAACACCCGTCTTCTAATACTAGATTCTGGAAGTCTACTCGTAACGCGCTATATATTAAAGGAGATGAAGGTGAATGCAATGAGCTTTCCCTTCTGTAAAATGGATCTTTACAAGACCAATGGAAATCTAATCCCACTCCTAATAAAGATAGGTTTGATCTAGCAGCTGCATCTAATACATGTGCTTTTATACCTCCTATGGTATAATTCTTCGACTGGTCCGCCGATTCTGCGTCTGTGCCTATTACTTTATCTGCATCGGTAATATTACTATCGATGCCGTATGTGGTGATTCTTGCCATGTTAGTCTGTGTTGTAGTTTGCTCCGCTTTCTTGTCGTGTTCCTTGCCCTTCGTTTCCTCGGTTGGATTTTACTGAAACAAAGCTTTGTCTTTTATGATCGTAGTCCCTGCCGTCTAGGTTTATACCTTTCTTTTTAGCAGCGGATCTTTCGCGCTGGGCATGAGCTTTTTTTGCTTTCCTAGCTGGTGACATCGCGTAAGCTTTATCTCTTGCCGCTTTGTCTCTTCTGGCTTGTGGTGAAAGTTGTTGTCTCATACCGTGTATGATTACGCCCTTTTTTTAAATGTTAAAAAATATGACAATAGGGTGCTATTATTAATATATAACTACCTATCGTCGTAGACGAAAAAAATATAATAAAAATTTTTTTAGATACTTGGAACGATTGTATTACGCTATGCTATACAATTTTTTTACCAAAAACGGAAACTTAACTTTTTTTCCCAGCCCCCGTGCTTTTTCCTGGGGTTTGGCCTTGGTTCCTGGTCTTGGCCTGGCCTGAGCCGCGACTGCCCGGAGCGACTAGCCGTGGGATCCTGTGCAGGATTCGGGACTTTTCCTGGGCCTGGTCCTGGTCCTCGGCTGCGGTCCACGGTCCTGGATGCTGGACCTGATCTGGATC